TGTAAGTTTGCAAAAACAAATCTCGAGGAAAAGTGCTCAGAAGCAATACCGTTGATTGAGCTGAAGAAACGGTCCAGGTTGTATTAGCTACAAAAGATTCTCGATCTAATGTTTTGTCAATTTGAAATAATTCCATATTACAAGATTGCATAGGTTCTTGATAATTGTCAGAACCAATAATTCCAGATGTAATAGGAGCTACATCCAGAATTGAGCCAAGTTGAACACCTTGACTTTGTGGTGCCTCATTAGCAGCTCGTTCCGTAAACTCAACGTGACGAGATTCAATGACTTCACCATTGATTTTTGGAATCGTGTTAGTACCAGACTGGCACACGATTGAAATTGGCTCTTTATCATAAATTATATCATCAGTGGTATTGATTGTATTATATGCCATAGCACGAAGTTCCATAGCAAGCATGGAATTCTTTCGTTGTTCATCATAAAAGGCTGTATGGTAATCAAACCATGTTCGCCTATAATTCAACAAATAATTGTATTGTGGTAGTAGTCCAGCCAAACGAACCGCATCATAAAGCTGATCCACATATTTGTTGTACTCTCTCATTGGATAATGTGATAGCTCCAAACAAGCAGCACGAATAGTACTAATAAAAGCCACATGTTCGTGATCTTTGCCTCTAACCCAATACGTGGATTCCAAAATTGTTTCAAGTTGCAATGGGGCTCTCATGACAGTCATGTTCTTAACGAAAGAGCGACCTAGATAACGAATCGTATCCATTGTATCATAAGGATCGTTCCCGGCTACTTTAGTGAAGTGGGTGTAACTCATATTAAAGCGTCGTTTAAAATGAGGAGTGAAATCTGAAACTCGTAATCCCACATGAGAAACGGAAATAATATTATCATCACCATACATTGCCAATCTAAATTCTTCTTCTAACAACTTAAAATCTTGTGTTAAAATAATATAACACATTATCATATTAATAAAGGAATTAAAAATGGATGTTAGGGGATTTCCCGATGGATTTCCATCTTTGGTGAAATA